ATATTATTTGAATGTCAAAAAGATACATTAAGTATATATTGGAGTTTGTCTAAGATCAAGAGTGTCGGTGATGTTGCGGTGAAAAACATAATAGAGGAAAGAAATAAGAATGGATTATTTGGGAGTTATGACGATTTCGTCTCAAGAGTTCCTAAAAACAAAGTGAACAAAAGAGTGATAACGCATCTGATATTAGCTGGTGCTCTAGATGAAGTTGAAGATATACGTAGAAACACGGAAAGATTAGCATTATTAATATATCACTTTTCAAAATACAAAGAACAATTACCAGAAGATTTTCAAGATGAAGAATTATTAAGTAAGACATATTTTTGGACATTAAAACAGCGAGATTTGACAGGATTTGGAAATATTGATTATAAATCATATTTAAGAAATTTAAAATCAAAAGAAGCAAAGAAATTATCTGAAATATACATCAATAGTGAAAAATTCTTTGAATTGAAAGATTATTCAAGAGTATCCATCTGCGGTAAAATAATTCACAAAACAGAAAGAAAATCCAAACATGGTGAATTTCTTGTAGTTGGAGTTGTCTGTAATGATGACTTTTTATTGGTTAATGTTTGGAATGATTATTACGCTCCAAATAGTGAATTTTTTGCAGATTGTGTAGGTAAGATGATATGTATAAGTGGCAAATCAAAATTTGACACTTGGAAACACCAAAACATATTAAACACTACAGATGAAACAATATTGATTGAACTTTAACAAAGTTATATTAAGCGTGAGAAAATACGAAAACTTACTTTACAATGAACAATTTGATGAATTGAATAATATTGTCAGATGGGCTGGTATGAACAAGATAAAAGACGAAACAGTTGGTCAACACTCTTTCGTGGTTAGTTGGTTAGCAAGAATATTATCTGAAGAAATTTTTACAGATGATTCACCTAAATTGCTATCTATAACGTATGCAACTTTTCATGATTTTAACGAATACATAACAGGCGATATGAATCACAATGTTAAATACAATGATTTCAATGGTCAAGATTTACGTAAAAGTTTAAATGAATATATAACTCATGTAGTTGATTGCAATTTCCCCAAAACAGGAGACAATACTCAATCTATGTTGAATTATCTTTTAAAAGATGAAGTGCCTAATTGTATAAAGAAATTAGTTAAGCTATGTGATTGGATGAGTATGGTTATGTATTTAAATAAAGAAATGAATCTTGGAAACACTAATGTTATATTGAAATTAGATTATTGTGAAAAGAAAATGGCTACAGCAGCAGAAGAATGCATAATAGCATTGGAGAGTCAAATTAAATATAAAATTAATTGCGAAATATTAAAAACATGACAAATGAGGAGTTAGAACAGAGCAATAGATCAAAATATGGAGATAAGCAATTTGATTTAATATCTCAAAATTACAGGATATCTAAAGAGCACGGTGATGCTTGGTGCGCTAATAATGTGTCTAGGTATCTAGACAGATTCAAAAGACCAAAAAGCAGTGAGTCAAATAATATTATTGATTTATACAAGTCAAGAGATTATTTAAATAGAATGATTGAAGAAAATGAAATGTGGATAAATTCAAATTCAGAAATAATAGAAAAACAATAAAACATGGCAAATAAAACAATAATAAAGTTGAAAAATGGTAAAGAATTGAGAATATCATTCAAAGGATTACCAGAAGATTTAGATTCAGATAGAATATTAAGGATTGACTATGGTAATCTGGAAGCAGAGATTGCCACTATCCCAGTTTTAATGAATAATGTTGGTATGATACTTGCTGAATTAGATAATGATGTAAGATTGTCTGAACTCCAATTATCTAAAACAAAAGCAGAATTGGCAGAACAAGGTAGAGAGGAAATAAAAGTAGAGAAAAACGGCAAGGCTGCTACTAATGATGAGACTAATGAATATGTTAGGAATCATGTGAAATACGACTTGATGAGTCGTAAGGTCTCTAATATACAAATGAAGCGTGATGTGATTAATTCTATATATTGGAGCATTAAGGCAAAGCAAGAGATATTACAAAACATTTCAAAATCAATGAATTATTCAGACTTTCAAGATGCTTTAGTAAATACAGCATTGAAGGAAATAAATTATGTTTCATTGTCAACAAGAGACCCGTTGATTAAATAACAAAGTTAGTACAAATAAATCATAAATAATTATAAGTATGTCATTAAGAGATCAATTCAAAGCAACACCTGTATCTGACTTGAAGAAAGTAGTCAAGGAAGAAGATTCAAAGATATCTTCAGGCGGTAAAAAAACAGATTTTTTGGAAATAAAAGATGGATTAAATAAATTCAGACTTTTTCCAAAACATCAAACGGAAGAGTCATTCTATCACATAAGAGGAGTCCACTGGATGACCGTTGAAGATGACAAAGGCGAAGATAGAAGAACAACAGTCTTGAATTCAAGATTACATGGCGGATTCTCAAAAGACATCATAGAAGAATACATGAGATTTGTCAAAGAAAGCCTTGGTTCAGGAGATTCAGAAGACACTGAAAAGATTAAAAAGATGGTATCTTGGCAAGATGGCATAACATTACAAACATCTTGGATATGTTACGCTAATAAAATGTCTAAAGATAAAGGAAATGAATTTGGCGTTTTAGAGTTCAAGAAAACAGTTCGTGATGGAATAAATGACGAATCTATTATAGAAGATGAAGATGAAGCGATTACGGTTGATCCATTCACTGATCCTGATGATGGTAAGCCACTATTGATAACTTATAATAGTAAGGCAAAAAAAGCTGCCGATTATTATAAAGTTCAAGTTTCAAAAAGTGCTGTTATGTTGACAGATGATGAACTTGAAAAATTCTCCAAAACAACACCATTGTCAGAATTACCGATGTTGAAGTATTCCCCAGAAATGTTTGAATTAGCGTTAAATGGAATTCAACACTTTGATTCAGAAAATGAAGTAGATTTATTTGACACTGATGAATTCCAAGGTATAATTGAAGATTTGAGAGAGAATTTCAACAAAACTGATAAACCTAAAAAATCATCAAAATCAACACCAGAACCTACATCAAAATCTTCTAATAAAGTAGAAAAAAAAGCAGTAGTTGTTGAAGAAGATGAAGAAGAGGAGGATGAAGACGATGAGACAGAAGGTGATGAATTTTCCAGTATGGATAGAAATACTTTGAAAAAACACATATTAAAGAATAAATTAGATTTAAAATTGAAAACCTCAATGTCAGATGAAGACATTAGAAATCTAATCAGAGAGTATTCTGTCGAGGATGAAGCAGAAGATGAAGAAGAGGAGGATGAAGACACACCGCCACCTTCTGATAAAAAGAAGCCTAAAACATTGGAAGAAATCAAAGCTGAATTGCGTAAAAAACAAAGCAAATAATTTCAAAAATAACACAAAGCAATACCCTTGTAGAGATTATTATTCTCAAATCAAGGGTATTGCTATTTAAAATCAACAATAATGAGTTTAACAGACAGATTATTAAAGGCAGTGAGTAATCCAGATTCTCAGAAATTATCAGACAGAAATTATTTCAAAGATAAAGATAGAATCTGGGCACACTCAGGTTGTCCAGAACTAGAATCAAACTTAGGGGGTTTTGGATTTCCTATCGGTATCACAGAAGTTGCTGGTACGTCCAAGTCAGGAAAAACAACCATAGCGATGACTGGATTGAAAAATTTTCAAAAACAACACCCAGACGGATTCTGTATAATTCTATCATCAGAGGAGCGAGAAAATGATGAATACGCTAGAAGAATAGGTGTAGATACCGATAATGTAGTAGTCATACGTAGTAGATTTGTAGAAGATTTATTTTACAAATTACAACATCACTTTGATGCTATAGAGCAAATATGGGTAGAGGATAAAATGAAAGGTAAGCCAGCGATATTCGTAATGTGGGATAGTGTTGGAGCGACAAATTCTAGAGCAGAATTAGACACATTTAAAGTAAACGCTGATATTTCTAAAAAGAACATTGAAAAAGGAACAAAAGCAGAATTTAAACATGCTAAAATGGCAGATTTTGCAAAATCTGCTAAAATGTGTATGAAGGCGGTATTAGCTCAATTATATGAAAAACACATTATATTTGTAGCCATAAATCACTTGATGGATAATTTAAGTAGCCCAATGGGTGGTAAGACATCTACTGGTGGGAGTTGGTTGGAGTACTTACCAACATTGCGCTTAAAAATGGAAAGAGTTGGTTGGGAGCGTTTGGAGATTGACGGATTACAACAAGATGTTGCCCAAGTTACTAGAGTAAAGGTTGAAAAGAATGACTTCGGCTCACGTAGACAAACAGATATTGAAATATTACTTGGATATGGTATAATATTATCCAAAGCGGATATTGGATATGGCGTTGAAAAAGGTATTATTAAGAAAGAAGGAGCAAAAAAGATGTCATATTTAGGTAAAATGACATGGTCAACGAGGAGAGATTTTTTTAAATTATATGAGGAAAATCACAAATTATTGCCATTGTTGCATAAAAAAATAGCTGATATGAGACATGATGATATAATTGAATCTAAAGGATTAAGATAAAATGAGTAAGTCTTTGTATCCAATAATAACAGATACCCATCTTAAAAATGACAATATAGAAATTGTCAAAAGCGTATTCATTCAATTTATAGACTTGATAAAATCTAGAGGATTGAAGCAAGCTATACATATGGG